GAGATATTATCCGGAAGAGCTACGATAGGCTCAGTATAGCCGCCTGTCATCAGGACGATAGTAGACCCAGACGGAGCCGCTGCTACCGCTGCACCGATCGTCTGATAAGCGGAGGCTATAGACCCGTTAGCTGTAGCATCGTTGCCGCTTGGAGAAACATAGATTACACCGGCATGAGTGAGCTTCCCGAGAGTTACTGCATCGTTATAGCCGGTAGCATTTCCCACGCCTGTAAGCTTTTTACCGCTAAAGTTAAAGTTACCCGATCCTGATACTGAGAAGTTAAGATCTCCCCCATTCTGGAGGATCGAGCCCACTTCTCCGCCTGCGTCCCGTAGATCTACTCGGCTTAGAGTAATATCGGTACGGACTATTGATGCCGGATCCGTCATCTTAAATTGCTGGGGTTTAATTTCAGAGAGATAGCTTCCCGAAAGAGCCGTTACACCTTCTACGGTATCGAGTCTCTGCGTCTCGAATACTCCCGAGCCATCTCGGACGGGCACTGTCCCTGCAGTATTGGCAGAGTCTAACTGGCTTACTGGGACTTTCTCGGTATCAAGCTCCTGTAAAGCAGCTTGGACATCAGTAGAAGCGATGTCTCCCGCAGGAGTTACCGATACCTGAGCCGCTGTTACTCCGGCTACGTTAGTTAAGTACTTCTCAGTATTGCCATCAGATTTTTTACGGGTAAGTTTATTGTCGGCTGGATCGACATAAAAACGATCGAAGTCCGTAGCTCCTGCACTTGGGGAGGCTGTACCTTTTTCTAATTCTAAAAAGCCCGAGTCACTCATTTAAGCTCCGAGTACTGTACCCTTACCATTGGCTCGAATCGAAAGAGATCCGCCCAAGTTTACTGCTACGTTATTTATCACAGAGAATCCTTGAGCGAAGTCCGCCGAAAAGATTCTTACCGCCCCGCCCTTATTAATCGTAAACGATCCGCCCAAGTTTACAAGTATTCTCCTCGGAAACTGAGCATAGGTTACAGATGCAGCCGGAGAAGTAGAGCCCGAAGGATTTACTAGATCGAGCTTCCCTGTAAGCGGATTAAACTTAAAAGCCATCAGCTAAACTCCCATGAGATAAGCTCGGACTTCGTAGCGTCCGAGTACTCTAGAGTTACTGTCTTAAGGATCGAGCCAGTCTTCCCGCCCGATCTGAATTTTATTACCTCGATTACGGAGCTGGGGTAGTCAATCGTCCCAGCGTCCGAGTTAGGAGGAGGAGTGAACACCGAAGAGTCTACTACCCTTACGGCTACGTTAGAGTTAGCCTCAGTAAATTTAGCTCTTTCTCTATCGTTTAACTGCTCAGGAATCGACATAGCCCCTCGTTAAGAAAAAGCGGAGGTAGGATAATCAAGAAACCTACCCCCGCTTAAAGCGCGCTTTCTGAGTGACTTAGTACTTCATTACTTTGAAAACGAATTCAACTTTACCGGCTGTAGCCGCTGCTACGTTTAGACCCATGTTGATCTTTTCGCCGTCTGCTAGCTTCAGCATCGAAGTAGCGTAGGTAGGCTTGAAGATCGCACCGGCTGTAAGGCCTGCTACGGCTTGGCCTGACATGAATTCTACGCCGGTGTTACCCTTGCCTAGATCCATAGTCATCGAGCCGCCTGAGGTTACTGCAGTTTTAACGATAGCGTACTCTAGCTTTACCATTGAGTCGCCCTTAGATACTAGGACATCATAGTCCCCCGTAGCTCCGCCGTCTTGTGAGAAGTCGTAAACTACGCGGATTACTTCTTCTGCGTTAGCGAATTGTGCGCCACAATTCTGATAGTTTTTTAGTGCTGCCATTTTTTAAATCCCCTTTTTATTTTTAGATACTTTTTTAATTTTAGTGCCCGCTGTAAGAAGTACCCAAGCTACGTGCTTCGTACCGTCCATGTAGATCGAGATAATCTTACTCGGGAGAGTTAATTGGTTTAACTGGAGTTTAAGATTCTCTAGAGTACTCCCCTCTAAGTACTCTAGAGTCTCATAACTTCCTAAGCTTCCGACTACAGTCCTTAAGTCTTCGCTTTCCATTATCTACCTATTAAGTATTATAGATCTGGATATGCTTCTTATCGCCTTCGATGCCGAGAGCAGCACCACAAACGATAGAGACTGACATCAAGTAACCATGCTGTTCCTGAGAGTGCAGGGAGGAGATCTGGATCTCAGGGGCTTTTTGCATTACTAGATGAAGAAAGTCAGGGTGGAAAGCTAGAGCGCAGTCCGTACCAGCGTTAGCCGGAGAGAGCGATAGCAAGCCGTCCGAGTTATCTTCTAGGATGTTAAAGCCGAAGCGTTTATTTACGACCTGTCCGCCGATTACTGGAGCCTCATCGCCCACGTAATCCTTACTTACGATAGTTACGCTGTTCAAAAGATCGGTGCTGTATGACGGAGAAGTTAGCAACCACCAGCCCTTCTCCTTCATCCATTTAGCCTTAGAAGCTAGCTCTCTGATGCTATTCAATTGGCTACCGTCGAAATTAGTTACGCCTGAGATCTTATGGCTAGGAGCCGAAGTCTTAGGGGCTACTTTCGAGTAAAGGTAGTTATTTAGCTCGATCTGGATACCTTCGAGAAGAGCGTTTTTAATCGCTTGCTCTCCGTCTGGATTGCCTAGCTGAGACTGAAGAGCGATAAGGCTATCCATCTTGAAAGAGGCAGTAATAACCTGATCCGCTACGATAGCGACGCGGGCAGTTTGAAGTTTCTGAGAAGAAAACGACTCATGGCCTGCGCCGACTGTTTTTCTCTGAGCCGCTGCGCGCTTTATCTGGCTGATATACACGGTGTCATTGAGTTGACGAATCTCCCCGTCAAAATTTTTATTTACGAGCGTAGAGAGAATATCATTCTCTTTAAGCTCAGGGATGAAAGTAGGAGCCCAGACCTTCTGGACTTGTTCGGCAATATCTGCGACTGAAGTTAGCATTTTTTATCCTCCATGAATAATTTTCTGCTCGTTTATAATTTAGTGTTACTTGTAGTACTTTTGAAACTCGATTACGTTCTTAACTTGTTTCTTCTGCTCTTTTACAGGCAATTTAAGCCACTGAGCCTCGGAAATAAGCTGAGCCGCTCCGTCTCTCGGAGCCTGATTAGGGAGATTAATCCCATCGTTTCTCGAAATAACTTTACCGTACTTAGTAACGAATTCTTTAGCGTAAGCGTCTACACTTGAAGGATCTGGGAGACCTGTCTCCGGATTGATAACGATTTTACTCGTATCAACTAGCGGATAGAATTGCTCCTCAATGTCCCCGTCGATTGCTCGAAGGATAGCGGACATCTTAAGCCCAGCCTCTAGGCCTTGCTTCAAGTTAAGTGCTTCTTCTCTGGCTTTCTTAGCTTCTTCTTCTTTAAGTTTAGCGATCGCCTGCCACTCGTTATTTTCTTTAAGCTTCTTCTCTTCCAAGGCCTTCTGATCCGCTTCTAGCTTCTCTAGACGCTCCTGTAGAGTCTTCTTCTCGCTTAATAGTTTTCTGTGAGTTTCATAGGCTACGGTGTCCTTAGGCTCGTTCCCACTGGGATTGCTGCCATTGTTACCGTTAAGATTCGACGCGCCACTGGCTGCCGAAGTGATCCCACTGGGATTCTGATTTTCTGTACTCATTTTTCCTCCATGATTAATTTATGTCAACTACTATTTTTTAAAGCCTGCTACTGCCTTATCTAGCTTCTCCCTGATAAAGTCTATTAACCTAACCTTTTCCAGATCAGTCAAGTAGTAAAAAGGTCTCTTTTCAGAAACGAATCCGGCTACTTGGCTATTAGTTAATCCATCTTTTCTGGTACCCGTAAAGCCTAGGGTAGCCGAGCCTTCTGATACGGCTATCGGCTTCGAGGAGTCGAGCATCTGGCTCGTATAGGTTAAGTTAGACTTAGAGACGCTCGTCTTACTGGATAGGGGCTCTACTGTCTTAGCCCTAAACTGGACTCTCTTTTTAACCCCGTTTACCTCAGCATCGAAGTCTACTCCGCCACTCTGAGCCGCTTTCCTCGCTCTCTTATACTTGTCCGAGAGAGCCGGTAGCTTATAGCGGGGCTTCCCGCTATCCTGAGCCCCGTAACCTAGCCTTACTCGATTGATTACCTGAGTATTAGCATATTCTGCAATGGCTTGCATCTGAGCCGTCTGGGTAGTCTTCGAGATCGCAGCCTTCAGCGCATCAGTGAACCCCTGAAAGGATTTATATTTACCACTCATCTAGCCTCCGTCCCCGAGATCTAGTCCCAGTTTATCTGCTATCGCCTGAGCTTCTTCCTCAGTATCGAGAATCTTTTTCGCCCGTAGAGCCCGCTTCTCCTCATTGTCTAGAGGGTACTTCTGAAGGATTCGAGCTAACTCCTTCTCATTCAAGCCCAGAAAGTCTCTCGCTCTGCTCTTCTTAGGGGATCCTCCGTAAGATCCGATTACGTTACCCTCTACCCTTGGAGCCTCGGGATCCGAAGGATCATAGCCTAGGGTAAGTTTATTCTTACTGACATCTACGAGCCCCAGAGCCGCTAACATATCCCCCGAAAGGGTAAGGTTAACCGGAGCCCCCTTCGACTTTACGTTACGAAAATCTAGAGAGCCTTCGTAAGCCTTCGTATACTTCGGAAAACTACTCCCGTCCGCTGCTTTCCCGCTCTGGGTACGCTTCCTAACATAGTCTATGATCTCCTGAGAGATCGCTACCTTCTCTTCGGTCGAGTATCCTGCGGGGAGTTTTACAGTAAACTGGATATTTTTCTTGCTTATCCCCACTATTTACCCTTCTTCGGAGTCTTAGGAGCTGCTACCGGCATCGGTACAGGCTTCTCTACAGGAGTCCCGTCCACTGGAGCCGAGTCCGTAGGCTCTCCTACTGCAGCCGGATCACTGGATCCCATGTCTCCTGCATCGGTAACGATCGTCATCGTGCTTTCTTCGTCGATCTCTGCTAAAAACTCCTCCGCTTCCTTTTCGGTCATCTCATGAATCTCCATGACAGCTCGCTTTCGAGTAGTAAGTTTCTTATCTACTAGCTTGATCTGGTTATCAATAATGACAGAATCCGGCTCTTCTTCGACCTGATCCGGAAACTCGGTACAGACTTTAAGGCCTTTTGAAAACTGTAGGCGATTCTCGAAGCTTGGATCCTTTCTCCAGACTGGATGCAAGTAGTTCATAGTAAGATCGAAAAGCTCCTCCTCCGCATCCTCGAAAAAAGTAACCTGCTCTTTCCTGTCTTCGCTTGTATCCATCTCGTCAATAGCTTTAGAAAAGCCACTTAGCGCATTATCCTGCGAGATCTGCCCTACCGAGCCTGCTCTAATGTTACGGGTACTCATCCAAGTAGTTAATTGCTGAAGGATAAAGTTAAGGACTTTATCAATATCCGCCTCAGGCTTCAAGATTCCTACCTTAGGATCCTTCGTAGACTTCGGATCCGACTTAAGACTCCAGAAAGCGTTAGGGCTCATTCTTACATTATCGAAGTTTACGTCTATCCCGTACATCACGGAGAAACATTGAAACATTACCGCAAAGTTAAGATCCGTAAAAAGGACTGGGATCAGCTTCGTCATGGTCAAAAGATCCGAATCAGGACGAGGCATAAGCTCCGAATCCGATCGGTTAATGTAGACCCCGTTAATTTTCCCGTAAGGATTTATCCCTTTCGGATTGCCACTGGCTACGAGTACCCCTTTAAGGATCTCCCCATCAGAGTTTACGGGTAGGAATTCTTTATCCGTATAAATGTACCAGATGTTTTTACCTTCTGAATCCGTCCCCATGAGCTTCATCAGATGGGTAACCTTCATCGGGTTGATCGGATCGTTAGACTTAACTAGGAATCTATGCGACGGAATCGCTCTAAGTCTCGGGACTCCGTTATCTAGGAAAGCTTCTACGAAGGTAGACTTAAAAAGATTAAAGTATTTATTGGCTATGGAGAATTTAGCATCGAGCTTGTAGCTCTCCTCGTAGAATTCTAGAAGGGAAAGATCGCTATCGGTCGGAGTATTCCCGTCCGAGAAAGAGCGCATCGGCTCACTAGAGTAGATCTTCGAGAGCTTCGAGACCATTTTACGGAGTACATTGATCGGAGCCGTTCGATACTGTACCGACTGCATCGACTCCTTTTCAAATTGCTTTTGAAGCTCTGCCATAACGAATTTAAGGAGATCTCCCTCGAAGATCTCGTAAGCTTCCTTATGAGCCGCTAGATACGGCTCGTAGCTCCTAGCGTACTCTAGTAATCCGTCTACCTCTTGTCTCAATGCCATTTTAGCTCCCTCTATCGTGCCTGAAAGGATCTTCCTATATCCTTATTCAATTTTACCCATGAAACATCATAACCGATCGCAGTAGTAACGTGCTGATAATCCTTAGAATCGTCCTCGATGTACTGTCCGCCCTTCTTAAGCTTCGTAAGGGCTAAGCCCTCCTTAGCTTTCGGGCATCCGGTCAATTCATAACGCTTCCCGTTTACTTCGTAGCAAGCCTTGGAATAGACTTTTAACCTTACTCGACCCTCAAAATTTTTCAAGTAACCATTTACATCGGTATGACGAGTCTTAATCGGGGGATTCTTATGGGGTACCTGATACTCGTACCGAATATTTTTCTTCTTAAAGTAAGTCTCTATGATCTCGTAATTCGAGAATTCTGAGTTAGCAGAGTGAGCCGTCCCAGATGCGTCCCCCGTAAGGTAGAAGTAAGGGGTAGGTATTCTCCAGATTCCCCGCTCCTCGCACTCGATGAGGGTAGTCTCTGTCCTTAGACCCTGTACTACTGCCTCCGTAAAATAGTGGAAAGTATCCCCGATGTACTGCCCGAAGATAACGGACATCGGCTTACCCTCGCCTACGTTAAAATCCCACGAAACATGGACAGGATAAGAGAGATCCACTTCGTAGAAGTCATCTACCCAGTGAAGGCCTGCATCCCATTGATGATAAATAGTCTCCCCGCTGATGTCGATCCACTTACCTAGCACCATTCTCTCGTAAGTCTTAGGATCCAGATCCTCCTCTAGCTTCTTAATGTAGGAGGGAGGGAGGAACTTATTGTCAGTAGTAACCGAGTAGTAAACGTGCCTCGTAGGGCTTGGCTTCTCCATAAAGTGCTTATGGATCCAGTGAGACGGAGAGTCTGGGTTAGTCGCCATAATTACGAGCTGCTCAGGAATATGCGGGAGACGGTTAACCCTCATCGAAAATTCAGTATAGGCACCCATCGCCTCATTCTCTGTACCCTCCTCGATTGCCATCCCAGAAAGCTCAAGAGAGCGGGCTTTCGTATAGTGCCTGTCCGCCCAAGATCTGGAGATGATCTCCGAGCCATTTTTAAACCTGATGTAAGCCGTCTGATGATTTATATAGTAGTCCTCTCCCTCCTTAAGATCATCCCGAATATGCTCCCAGATCTTCTGGAAGAGAGTAGCCTTAAGGTCGGGCATCGCCTGTCTTCCGATACAGAAGCGGGCTCCATTGTACATCATGCAATGAGTGACAATAATATGAGCCATCAGAAGAGACTTAGCAGAGCCTACCGAGCCTGAGAGTAACACCTCATGGGCTACCCTGTCTCTACGGATCTCCCCAGTATCCGGATCCTCTACGTCCATCTCATAGATAAAATTCTCCCTAATGTCCTTAATTACTTTGAACTGATAGGGGACATCATGCGGATTAAATTTAGTAAGAGAAGGAGTAGAGCTAGAGATCATTTTTTGGGCTCTTCCTTAGGGTCATAAGCAAGCTTAAACGTCTTATCTTCTACCGGAGTCTCCGCTTTTTCTTTCGCGTCTACGTTTCTCCAGTTAAATCTATTGGACATATTAAAGCACCATACCCCCGTATTAAGGGAGCGGGCTTTCATATCTTCATCGAAACCCCGCTTAGTCTTATCCGTTTTATTTATAATATGTTTTCGCCCAATATTCTCCCAGTAGATGCGGCATTGTTCTATACCTATTCTCTTAGCCTCGGAGAATTCTGGATGTACTTTAGCCCATTCATAGATAGTATCCGACGAAACGCAAACATATCCCGCGAAAGCCTCCGCAGAAAATCCCTGCGACATAAACTCGATTATTTCCTGACAGAATTTAGGCTGATACTTCGTAGGCTGTCCGTAAGTATACTTATATGGGCTCTTCTTAAGTGACATCTTTACGGGGGGTTTATCAGAGATGTAGTTACCTACCTTGATTACGGTGGATCTCTTCTTAACTCCCTTAGACGGAGTTTCTTCCCTTTGACTGACTTTCTTTTTCGGCTTCTGTCCACGGGACATAGGCTACCTCCATGAGACCCACGGGATCTCTTTAGTTAAGTGCAGAGCTACTCTCGAAGATATAGAGGACTTTTACTTCCTTCTCATCTGCAAGATTCGCTATAATAATCATATTCCGACTATGTAAATGGTGTACGAAGTTACCCGCAAACTGCCCGAGGCTTATCGGATACCACTCCCCCTGAATATCCTTAATATTCAGGCTCATAGTTTCTTAACAGGTAGAGCCTCATCCGTGAGACTCTCCCCGTTTTCCTCTAGAGACTTCTTCCGGTCGATCCGGTCAATTTTTAGGGCTCTTGGGAGCTGGACAGATAGTTTAGCTCGACCTCCTGCCACTCCCATAAGGGTAATAGTAATCCCGTTCGATCCTTCGATAGTAATGCCCTCTCCGACCGATCTCTGGATAACGTAAGTGCTTCTACTCATAGACCTATTCCGACATGGGTAGACAGTTTAGTCAACCATTAAGCCGGTTTTAATCCTTTCTTTACGTATTTTACAGGGTGCCCCGTATGCTCAGAGCCGCAGCTAACGCATCTATACCGCTGATACTTTACGGATCCTCTGAATTTAAACCCGCCTTTATTGAATCGGGTAGACCCGCAAGCGCACTCATAGCCCTCCGTATCCCTGTACTTGTTAAAGTCTATTGGGACTCCCCACTTTAGAAGCTCCTTATATACTTCCCTTAGGACTCTAACGTCCTGCCTATTGTACTTCTCTAGCTCTCGGTAAGCTTCTAGATCGCCCCTCATGCAGGCTTTCCATAGCTCCAAGCCCTTAAATTTACCGTGGGAAGACTTTCTCTCCTTCGTTAGTTTCTCCGCTAGATATTCGAGCTTATGAGAAGAGAAGGCGAATTTTCTAGATAGGGTTAGAGTATCAATCGACTCGGTAGAAGAGGGGCAGGGTAAACCATTCTGGATAAAACGAGCCTTTAATCTCGGCTCATCGAAGTGCTTCCCGTTATGGAAGATCACAATATCCGCCTCATCTATGAGCTTATGGATGGATTTTAGAAGAGGTTTATCGTTACGGGGATCCCTTGAGTGCCTTAGATCCTGATACATGATCTCGGAATCGGGAGAGCCTAACCACTGAGCAGACCATGAAAGAAGGTACCAGTCCTCCTTTATCTGCTCGGGAGTAAGATAGGTATCCCTAAGGCTGAAGCTATAGACTAGCATCGGAGCCGTCTCTATGTCATAGAGCAGAATCTTCGGGGTAGACTTCGGGCGGTAAAGCTTTACCTTTCGAGACAGAGTTATCCCTATTCTCTCGACCTGATTAAATAGGTTACGGATAATCGAATCCAAGTAAAGCATTTTTATTGACCCGCAGCAAGGTGACAAAAATTGTCACTTAATACCCAAGCCCAGTTAATGTAACAGGTTAGGGAGTGACAAAAATTGTCACTGGAGAAGGCTTTACAAGTAGGGTAGAATTACCGAGAATAAAAAGGACAGTATTCGGTAAAGTTTACCTCAAAAGTTAAGTAAATTAAAGGTAAATAGCCGGAGTAAAATAGTAAGTCTTTAGAGTTAAAAATCAAGATTATAAAGGGAAGTTAACAATGTTAAGAGCTAAAAAAAGTGAAAAAATGAAAACTACAAGCTCCCACGGGAAAGAATATAACCTATTTACAGCTCTCCCTAACGCCCGAGCATTTTTCAGCTCCATTTTACTCTCAGGCGAAAATTTTAACGTGATTTCAATAAAATTAACCACTTATCTAACTTCTCTCCCTAACGCCTTTCATTTTTTCGACCTCGCTCATAACTGAGAGAGAGAGAAGAGAGAGAGTAAATAACTGTTAGGGATTTAACTTAGCTATAGTTATGTCCATTAGTCGGGTAATACATCAAGAAAGGTAAGAAGCCTATGACACCGTCCGAAGTAAAAGAATACCTACTAGAGAAGTCCTCTCTAGAGATTACAGAAAAGCCTAAGGGGATAAAGATAGGTAATTGGATCTATACGGAGACCTCTTTCCCGAAGTTTCTAGGTACCTACATTAAAGAGAATCTAGTAGAGCTACCCGATACCGCCTACAAGCTCTTAAAATTGCCTCAGGAGGACTTTAAAGAGCTTTCCCTCTCTGTCTACCTAGAGATGAGGGGAGCCCTAAGGAAAGCCAATGCCATTGATCTAGATCTAGGAGACCTCGCAGGGGTAGCCCATGAGAAGATTCTAGACCTCATCCCAGTAACCTCTATCGACGATGGAAAGACTAAAATCTATAACAAGGCCTTGAAGAGGCTTTCTCGGGTAGACTTTGAATACTGGAAGCTCGTAGCCCCTAAGGATAGCTACGCGGCTCTCATGTCCTCGACCCCGCCTTCGATCTTCGAGTACGATCCTTTACAGGACGAGCCCCATGCCGTCGTTACCTCGGAGGGGATGAAGCTCAATAAGTTTAACTCCCATATTCCCGCCCCTTGGAGGGAGCTAGAGTACTCGGGGAAGATGCCGAAGCTTGCCTCTCGATTTTTTAAGCACCTATTCCCGAATAAAGAGGCTCGATTTTTCGTCTATACTTGGATGTATCATATGCTTACGGACAGGGCTCGGACGTTTCTTTACCTCCCTCAGGTACAGGGTACAGGTAAGACTACCTTCGCTTACATCTGCGGGGCTCTAGTCGGGAGGACTAACTTCGAGGTAACTAAGGCGGACTTCGCTCGTAATAACTTTAATAGCTACGTACAATCGAAAAGACTTCTCCTCCTAGATGAGTTTACGTGCTGGAGTAACGAGGAGAAGGATACACTTAAGCGGGTCATTAATGACAAGGTACAGATCGAGAGTAAGGGAGTGGATCAGAAGACGGTTAATAACTTCTGCTCATTCATTATCTGTAATAACTCCGCCGAAGGAGTAGTCCTCGATCCCGTGGATAGACGCTTCTCTCTGCCTGAGACTACATCGACGGCTATGCTTAAGGCCTTTACCGTGGAAGAGATCGAGAAGATCAATCTAGAGCATGAAAAAGAGCAGAGCCAATTTATCGCGGATATTGGTTACTGGATCCTAGAAAATTTTAGTGAGCCCAAGTATACGAGGGATCAGCCATGGCAGGGGAGACGCTTCGAGGAAGTGGTTTTCGCTTCTGCTCGGGAGGGCTTTAAATATATCATTGACAAGATCTTAAGTAAGAAAGAAGAAAGCTATAGTTACTCGAAGTTAAGGTCTGAATATCGGGCTTTAGTTTCCAAAAATGCTTACTTCCCGCCTTACTTCAAGGTTAGGGAGTATCTGGAAAGCTTTAGGTATAAGGGCGAAAAGATCGCCGAAGTCTCAGGAGACGGGATAACCCTTGAGATTATCCCAGCCGAGAAGTATAGACCCGAGGAAGAGGAGTAAACTTTCCGCAGCGATGCGGATGAGGCGAGAAGCGTGTGAAGCTGTGGAGGTCGGTAGTTCCGATTAGAAAGACTCGAAACAGAGGCCACTAGATACACGAAAAATATCCCATGACAGGAAGACTAGACTTCCGCCGACCTTGGGAGAATAAAACTAGCGCCAGCGTCGCGACTGGCCTCGTCTCAAAAATTAAGGAGTAAAGAGGAATGAAACATATTGTTTGTTATAGCGGAGGCCACTCATCTGCATTAGTCGCATTAGAAGTTGCTAAAAAATATGGCACTGATAATTTAATTTTATTAAATCACGACATAAGTGCATCAGTAGAGGATCAAGATATTAAAAGATTTAAAAATGAAATCGCTAACTATCTTGGATTGCCTGTGACTTATGCGAATTATAAAGATGCGCTAAGTAAAGATCAGTTTGATATAGCCATGGATCACGGAGGATTTTTAGCAGGAGACGGTAACAGAGCTAATATGAGTGCAGTATGTACTATGAAGCTAAAAACCAGACCGTTTCATAAGTGGTTAGAAGAAAATATTCCAGATAAGAATTGCATTATTTACTATGGATTTGATGCAAGTGAAAATAGAAGAATACAGCGCAGATCTCAGATTCTTGGAATACAGGGCTATAAGTCTGATTATCCTTTAGCTCTATGGAATAGAACTATTCATTCAACTAAAGAAATAGGGATAGAACCACCTTTAACATATTCAAAATATAAACACGCTAACTGTATCGGTTGCTTAAAAGCCGGTAGACAACACTGGTATGTTGTCTACTGTACTAGACCGGATCTGTTCAAAAAAGCTAAAGACGCTGAAACAGAGTTAGGCTATACAATTATAAAGGGAATCTCTATGGCAGAGCTAGAATCTAAATTTTCTGAAATGAAGCGATTAGGAATAGAGGATAGCGAGCATATACCAAGTGGTAAATTTTGGAGTAGTGCTAGAAAAATACTTACTGAGGATAAAAATGAAAAACCTTGCGAGTGTACAGAATGAAACAAAGAAACAGAGGCCACTAGATACACGAAAAATATCCCATGACAGGAAGACTAGACTTCCGCCGACCTTGGGAGAATAAAACTAGCGCCAGCGTCGCGACTGGCCTCGTCTCAAAAATTAAGGAGTGAAGAGAAATGAAAACATTCGATATTGAAACGGTTAGAAGTTGGGATCCTTGCTACGAACCTGAAAGGCATCTTAAATCAGGCGAGCAATACACTGTGCTTTCAATTCTCGATAGAAAAGATATTCCACTTGAGGATCGTCTCTGGGTTGTATTAAGGGGAGAACTTCTAAGTGACAAGTTGATGCGACTATTTGCAGTTTGGTGCGCCCGTCAAGTGCAACATTTAATGCAGGACTATAGATCTTTAAGAGCATTAGAAGTCGCGGAACAATACGCAAACGGTTGCGCAACTATAGAGGAATTGGCTGCGGCTAGGGTTGCGGCTAGGGATGCGGCTTGGGCTGCGGCTTGGGATGCGGCTTGGGCTGCGGCTTGGGCTGCGGCTTGGGATGCGGCTAGGGCTGCGGCTAGGGCTGCGGCTTGGGATGCGGCTAGGGCTGCGGCGGAGGACGCGGCGAGGGATGTGCAAGAAACTAAACTACGCGAAATGATAATTGAAGGAATTAAAACGGGGGACACGAAATGAAACAAAGAAAGCCGCTCAATGTTGGCGACAAGGTGAAAGTTTTCGGTTGTAATACTACCGGAGGATTTACCAGTGAAGACAATTGGTTTCCGGTAGCTTACCTTGACGATGACATTGTTACTATTTTTTCTGAACTATCTGAAGAATATGTCAAAGTTCACCGCCGCCAAGTGTACGCAGTAAAGCGAAAGAAAAAAGCGGTTAAGGTGATTTCGGATGAGAGGTTTTTTACAACGCGGTATACGGATTATTTATATTACAGCCTAAGCGCAACAATGAAAGAGGCTGTAATATCGGGAAATGAAATCCTAGAGCTAGGCATCGTGGCAAGGCATGAGGTGAAGAAATGAATTTAAAAATTAGTCCATATATAACAAATGAACAAAAGTATCCAAAGCATGTTTCAATAAATGAGGCATTTTCATTGTTTTACAATGAATTCGGAAGTCCAAATATGCCATTGAAGAAAATTTTTGACGGCGGTTTTAGTCATGCAATCAGTACGTTAAGTGAGGACATCCAAAAAATACTCACGCTTATAGAATACAGAAATGGTTATGAACTTGAAATTCATGCAAAAAAAATGAAGGAGAAGTACGGACTATGAACAACTTGATTGAAGTTTTTAGAATGAACGAAATTTCACCAGAAGCTAGATGTGAAATAATTATTGAACTCGGCAAGGCAATTAACTGGAAATACGGAGCAAATTTAACAGAAAAAATTGTTTATGAGCTTGTAAGCTTATTGTTGCCTAACTATCCTAAATTAAAAGAAATGAAAGAGTGGTTAGATAAGTTATCCGGTGGGAATTAATGAATACCTAGCGTACATTTTTTTAGCAGCTTCCAGAAGATCGACTCCGTACTCCTCGGCGAACGCTTCAACCGATCCGTACTTCCCGTGGTATTCCGACAGGTGATGGTAATGGCAAAGAGCAACGCATGTTCTGTCGTCTCTTCCAGATGCCCGGTGTTTCGCGTGATGCGCGACAACCACGCCATCCCACTACTAAAAGCTGCGCATGAGAAAATAGAACAACTAGAAAAAGATTTTTTCAGGTTAGAGCAGCTACTTATGAAATAGAGGCTGAACGGCAAAAACTTGAAAAAGAAAACGAACTTCTCGCCAAAAAACTTGCGGTTGCGGTTGAGGCTCTAGAATGGATAAAACAATGCGCCGAGATTTTGCGCGGTAATGAGTTAGCAGATCAATCATATTTTCAGCTATTCAATGAAACAAAAAAATATGAGCAAGTTGTTAAAGGCGCGCTTGAACATATTGAAGGGATGAAATGAAACTACTAGAAAGACTGTTAATGTTACTTATGGAGAAAGTACCCATTCGAGAGATCCCAGACGAGCTGGAGATAGGGAAAATTCTTTCAGCTCGTAACTATGCCCGAGCTAATAAGACTACGGGCTTCGTGGATCTAGAAACAGAAGAGACCCTACTGGGAGGTAGAGTCTCTATGCGGGTTACTTTTGACTTTACAGAGTCAAATTAGATTTTTGCCGAAGCCTATAAACTTCTTAGTATTCACTCCCGCTAGCTGGAGGATCTGCATAAACTCCCTAAAGGCTACGACGTAGGAAGCTACGTCCGCCTTAGGGCTCTTCATGATTCTTCCGAGCTTCTCCATGCCGAAAAAGCAGGCCTTACAGATGCCGATTACCGAGGCGGACTTATCGTAAAGTACCCACTTTACGTTAGAGCCTACCTTGATCTCATTGCAGCATCCGCATCTATAATCGGTCTGTTTTATAGTTTTCTTTTTCATAAGCACTCCTTATAAATACAGTATGACAGAGTATTACTCTATTTACAAGTCCTATTTAACGCGGTATAGTGTACTTATAAGGAGCTACATTATGTACGATATAAACATCTCAAAAAACGGTAAGCATCTCTTCGCCAGCCACGAAAGGAGCCTCCAGTCCGAGGACGAATTCTTAACAGTGCTAGCAGTCCTGATAAAGAAGTTTCCGGATAGTGAGGGCTATGAGATCACGGCGTACAGGACTATCACCTCTTCCAAGCCCCTAAATCTAGCTAGAATCTTTAAAGGTAAGAAGGGAGATAAATAACATGGCTAAACGTAAAAAGAAGCGATTTAAGAAGGGCGATAGACGATTTAAGGAGGTGCATAAGGTACGGGTAACGATAAGCCTAGACCCCGATGTAGTCGAGACTTTAAAAAAGGAGAAGACTAACTCGTCTGCCTATGTTAACGATCTCTTACGTTACGGACTAGGGCTCGATCGAGAGCCGGATACTGGAGGAGCATAGTGATTAAGGATATTATAGTCGGCTTCATCGTAAGCATGACGGTTACTCTAGGGCTACTTGTTATCGCTTGGAGGGTGCTACAATGAGTTTAAAAAGCGGGCTTATTAACTTCGGGGAAAGGCCTAAAACTTTCAACCTAGAAGATGTCCTCCTAGTAGGAGAGATCGGAAGGGATCCCCTGCCTTACTCGGATAAGGTTAGCTTCAGTTATGACTTATTCCTTAGAGACTTCTCGGGAGCTATCGAAAGTAAGTGCTTCCCCACCTTCGAGGAAGCGAAGCAGACCAGAGACGCTCTAGTAGAAGCTTGGGTCGAATACTTGGAAAATAAAGAGGAGAGACAATGCAGAAGGTAAAATCGTTACGAGTAAAAAATTACAAGGCCTTTTTTAAGGTGCTTAAGAAAAATAAGTATAACTGCAGAGCCACGGGCGAAGCTATGGGGGTGACTACCGTAGCAGCTTTCCTCCGAGTAAATGCCCTTAGACAAGCGGGAGCGAATATCCCGAAGTTTAACGATGCCACTCCGAAGAAGCTCAAAGCGGTAAGGAAGAGATACCGTCTAGGAAAGAATCTCCTTAGGACTCTTCGGGATAACTTGGACTATATTACTTCATGACATTAGACGAATACCTAGAGAAGAAGGCTAGAGGGGTCGTCCGCTACAGGCTCTCCGTAGTCCATGCTAATACGGCTCTGGAGTATTATCTCGTAGTCAATACCCTCCTAAAGAATTCCGAGGGAGATCTAGTAGAGGTAATAACTAAGCTCGAAGTCTCCGATCTGGATGCTGCGGATTTTATCCAATGCAAGGGGCTCGATAGACTCGATATAATGCTAGGCTATCTGGACGAGGGATTAAGGGAGGCAGTCCATGCCGAAGTTAAAAAAGGTTATCTCCCGCCCGCATCTCTGGGAGCTTTTATTTAAGGATGTTTACCGCTGCGCGTATTGTAGGGAGTATCGAAACTCCTACAATGGGATAAGGCGATGCAGTCCGAAGACTTCGGAGCCCATCCAGTTAACCTCTAAGGGAGTTACCATGCTTAAAAAAGGCCATAGCCAGAAAACAATATCCTATAACATTAAGACAGAGATCCACGCGGGTAAGTCCCAAAAGCAGGCTGTAGCTATCGCCCTTTCTAAAGCCGGTAAGACTAAAAAGAAGAAGACTAAAAAGAAGTAGAGTGAAGCTCCCGAAGCTTCGCTCTAGTGTAGGTATTTAAGGACTTCGCATAGTCTGGATTAATCTCGTAAAGCTCCCCTAGTACCGAGTAAGGCGCTTCTTCTACGTAGTGCAGATAGAAGATCTCCGCATCTCGTTTCTTGATACCATGAAAGAAGTTATCCAAGATCAGAGGCTCTCTAAAATAGTAGCCCCCCGATACCTCATCCAATGACACGAAAGTAATACTCCGAATCTTTAAAAGCTTCCGGATACTGTCAATAACTTGACGCTTTAAGACTGTACCTTCTCTAAAGTTTAAAAGGACATCGGAGGTAATATCCTCCCGAATCTCAGGCGGGAGATGCTTACTCCAGCGGGATCTATTCACGTAGTCCCGAATCTTGTAGAAGGTCTCGACTTTCATTTTTTAAGGTTAGCGATAAAATCCTTAGTTACTTGCCTTCTCTCCGCGAAGCTCATCGTGCCTTTAGTCGGAGGAGTCGGATAGCCTCGGTAGCGTAGACGATGAAGGGCTAAATGCAGCTCGGTATTACTGAGCCCGAGTTTAAGGCGAATCTTTCCATAGTTAAAGTTACCCTCTAGGAAATGAGAGTAAAGCTCATCTAGGCTTTCTTTAGAATACTTAAAGGCTCCTTTAGCTCCTGCAATGCTCGGAGTAATGACAAGATCAGGGCGATCTAACTTTATATTTTTTAACCTGATCCGGAGAGTACGGAGACTTACTCCGAGAGCTTTCGTAGTTTTCGCTCGATTGCCTTCGAGCTTTTTTAAAACTTCAACTATATATTCGTCCTCGACTTCGCGCAGCGTTTTAATTTTTTCCATTTACCTATTCTGTATTCGATCTCATAAAAAATCTATAAAAAATATTTGACCATTTAAAATTATACTGATTAGAATCATCGTCAATCGAAAGGACTACTAGAATGAGATTCGCGCTAAGCATTGCACTTTTTTACTTTCTCGCTCTGGAGATTTACTTTTTTACTTGCTCAATTATTGAGCGTAACAGTAGACTCCCGCGTCCGAGTAACCCATCTATTATCCATCAGCTAAACGACAACTTGAAGGAGCATCCATGACTATTCAGACATTAACAGACGAAGAGAAAGTAGAAGTCCTTTACTCAGCCTTGCAGAAGATTGATACTCTATTACAGTCTTTCGGAAATAATCTAGAGTGCAGGCTCATCGCTACCGAAGCGATCCTAGCAGTAAATCCTACTCCGAAAACGGATAAGGTAGCTAGTGATGTAGAAAAGCAGCTAGCTTTTCAGTTTTAATATAAAGCCCGCTTACCGTCCAAGAAAGAGGCACTATGAAAAAAGTCTACATAGACTTTGAGTTTAACAAAGTTTCTGAGCCTAACTATAATCTAGTCTGCTCATCGCTTGAAGTCGATGGGAAGCTAGAAGAGTACTGGCTACATAAAAGTCCTGAGGGGAAGAAAAGGCTTCGGAAGCGGTTAGAGTCATTACGGGCGGACGGTGCCTGCTTAGTGGCTTACATGGCCGTAGCCGAAGCCCGATCTCTCATGGCACTAGGGTTAGACCCTCTCTCCTTCAAGTGGATAGATGAGCAGATCGAGTGGAAGATGCTCACTAACCATAACCATAAGCTAGCCTACGGAAAGCAGCTCCTTAATGGTCACATCGTTACCACTACCCCACCTAAGCCTAAATGGATGCAGACCGAAGAGGAGAGACAGGAGGCTAACTCTGCGAAGGTTAGCACTTCGCTTGCTTCATGTACCTACAAGCTCCTAGGGATTAAAATTGATACCGACCATAAAAACGAGATGCGGGATCTGATTATCTCGACTCCCGAAGACTTTACTCCTAGGCAGAGAAAAGACATCCAAGCCTACTGCTCATCCGATGTTAAAAACATGGCCGCGATCTACGAGAAGATCCTAGAGCATAACGATAAGCTCGTCCCGAATAAGCATAAGCCTACCTTTTTTAAGGAGATGTTACTCCGAGGAGAGTACTCCGCCCGTACTGCTATAATGGAATCGACGGGCTATCCGATCAATGTAGAGGCTACTCGTAACTTCTGCGACGCTGTCCCCTCGATCCTAAAGGAATTGCAGGAGGACATTAACTCCCAGTTTCCGGATCTCCCTCCGTTTAAGTGGAATAAGCCCGCTAACAGATACTCGATGAATCTCCAGAATATTCAAACTTGGATTAAAAAATCAAAGCTTCAGAAGTGGCGACTAACTGACTCGGGTAGGCTCTCTGTCTCCCTTGATGCCTTCGAGGAGAGATTCCACTACAGGCATGATTACCCTAGGAATAATTACGGGGCTCAGATGCTCCGCTACTTCAAGTTTAATCAGAGCTTAAACGGCTTCAGACCGAAGGGTAAGAATTCTAAGAATAAGGATACCTTCTTCGACTACGTAGGCTCGGACGGGAGATGCCGCCCTTACATGAATATTTACGGAGCCCAGTCCTCCAGATCCCAGCCGAAGGCTACGGGCTTTATCCCGCTAAAATCTAGCTGGGTACGCTCTCTCATTCAGCCTAGAAAAGGTAGAGTCTGTATCGGGATAGACTACGGCTCGCAGGAATTCCTACTCTCGGGGATCGAATCTTCGGACATCGACATGATCGAGGCTTACAAGTCTGGAGACGTTTACCTATACTTCGGAAAGAAGATCGGGCAGATCCCTTGGAATGCTACGAAGGAGTCTCATAAGAAAGAGCGTGAGCCCTTCAAGTCTACCACTCTAGGGATCAATTACCTCATGACTAAAGTAGGCTTAGCCGCGAAGCTTACCCAAGATACAGGGAAAGTCTACACCGAGGACGATGCTCAGCTTCTTATTAATGAGTATAACTCTCTTTATCGCTCTAACTCCGAGTGGAATGAGCTTTTTTATTCCGACTATATTGAAAACGGTTACGTTAGACTCCCCTGCGGATGGTATCTCTGGGGGGATAATGACAATAAAAGAAGCGTTAATAACTCTAAAATTCAAGGGACTGCAGCAAGTATCCTACGGAAAGCCGTAGCCCTAGCTCAGGACGCGGGTCTAGAGGTTATCTATACTCTTCATGATGCCGTCTATATCGAGTGCGATCTAAAGGACGCGCTTAAGAAAACGGATCTTCTCTATGATTGCATGGTAGAGGCTTTCCAGTTTTATTTTAAGGGCAAAAAGAAAGAGTGGGCGGGCTTGATTCGTCTCGATGGGGACATCTGGGGGAGCGGGCTTAAAGAAGGTAAATTTAAGACGGCTAAAGGTCGGATTTTAAAGGCTCAGAAAATCTATATTGACGAGCGAGGCGAGAAAGAATATCAGAAGTTTAGTAAATATTTTACTAAGTGAAACGAAAAGGAGAAAATCAATGGCTAGAAAATTACGTAAAATAGAAACGGTTAAGCAGTACTTTAAATTGAAAGAGTGCAAAAAAGGACAAGTCCTCGTAAAAGAGGGAGAGTACCTAGGATCTGTACCTAAGCAAGGTAAATATCAAGGCGAAAATTACGACTTCAGAGAAGTAGCTACCGGCGTAGTTAAATCTCTCTCCGGCGGAGGCTTGGGCTATGCTCTTCAGTCTGTAGAAGTAGGAGCTATCTGTAAGGTTACATATCAGGGCATGGCGAAAGTAAAGGGCGGTAAATTCGCGGGCACTTCAGCGCATGACTTTACCCTTGAAGTTTACGAGGACGAGGCTTCAGACGATCAAGACGAGACCGAAGAGGAAGAAGAGATCGAAGAAGTAGACGCAGAAGACGAGACCGAAGAAGAAGCGGACGAGGAAGAAGAGTCCGAAGAAGAGGAAGAAGCTGAAGAGGAAGACGAGGAAGACGAGGAAGAAGACGTAATCCCTGTAAAAGATCTTAAGAAGAAAAAGCTTAAGACTAAGACAGCTCCTTCTAAGGGTACTCTTACCGCTAAGGACGTTAAGAAAAAGAAGAAAAAGCTTTCTCTTAAAGACATGGAAGATTAAACGTAGCCCATCCATCTATTCTTAGACTATCGCTACGGGGGCTCTGGGTTTTCACTTACTCGGAGCCCTTTTTATTTAAGGAGTTATCATGGCTAAAGAAAAGAAACTTAAAGAGGGTACCCAGCTCTCCTACTCATCCGCGAATTTAATTCTAGGCTGTACGCAAAAATATATGCACCATAAGGTATGGAAGACGGAGCCGGATCCCCAGCCTAAGGGAGACCGTGAGCCGCTGGATGTAGGCTCTGCCATGCACTTAATTATCGAGCGGACGAAGTGCGAGGCTCCAGACTTGGAGACGGTCGAGGAAGCCTGTAAGATCTATAACGTCGAGAATAAGCAAGGCTTAGTCCATGCTATGTCTCTACAATATGCTAAACTTCATGCCATGTCAGGGCTCCAAGTAGTCGCCCCCGAGATCGGATTACTAAATAAGATCTTCGAGGGTTACGTAGACTTAGTGGTAAAAGATAAGGCAGGATATTGGTGGATCTCAGATACTAAGTCCGCTAAGGCTGTAAGAGAATTAACCTTAGCCCGTCTCCATAACGATACCCAGCTTAGTCTCTACGCTAGCTTTAAGGACGAGATCGCTCGGATCTATAAACTCGCTCCAGCTAAGTTTAAAGGTATCCGCTACCGAGTAGTTACGAAGTCCGAAGCTACCCAGCAAGATGGGGAGTCTTACGAGGCTTACGTAAAGCGCGTCTACAAGTCCATAAATGCTTACGATGTCCTAGTCCCTGCCTCAATGCTTAAGCCTAAGGAGGCTTACGGGAAGCATGAGAAACTCCATAAGGTCTCTCTAGGGCTTCGAGATGGAAGCATCGAGCCCATTAAAAATTACGCTTTCTGCGATGCCTTCTTTAAGCCCTGCGAATTCTGGACAGCTTGCCACGGGAAGAGCCCTAACGAATCCCTTAGAGCCCTAAAAATAATCGAATCGAATCCGCGTAAAAAATATGCCTCTAAGAAAAGGGATTAAAGTCGAGAGATTCCAAGAGCTAGGAGCCCGCTTCGCTATCGCTAATGAGGCGGTTTTAATCGGGGACGAGATGGGTCTAGGTAAGACTCTTCAAGCTCTCATCGTCGCGGATCGCCTGAACCTGAATACCCTTATAGTCTGCCCTGCCTACCTAAAGGAAAACTGGGCAGGAGAGATACGTAAATTCTTAGTCAATACTAAAGCCCGCTTTACCCTTGCCTCCTATGAGGACGTAAAGCAGGAGGAGGAGGATCTCTTCGGTAGATTCGAGCTTCTGATAGTCGATGAGTGCCAATACTTGAAGACGATGTCGAGCGATCGGACTAGGATTTTTCATGAGAATTTTAAGGCAGCTCCGCCTAAGCGATTTATAGCCCTCTCGGGGACTCCGATAGATAACCGAGTAACTGAATTTTTCTCGATCTTAAAGCTTCTCTCCATGCATCCGACGAAAAAGAACGGGCTAAACATCTTGGAGAAGTATAAATCCCAGACGGCTTTTTCTGAAAACTTCGCTCGATCGTATACGTTTACCGTTAACGACATTAAAATGACGAAGTACTTTGACTCTAAAAACATCCCCGAGCTTAAGAAGTACCTAGATAAAAAGTACATCCGAAGAGAAGCTAAGAATGAGCTAGATCTCCCGCCTCTAAGGACTAAGATTATCAATGTAGATATAAAGAAAATAGCGGAGATCCAAGAGCAGCTAGAGGAAGACTACGAAAATGCAGCGGCTCGGACTTCGGTAGCTAAAGCCCAGAGCGCATTATATACGGCTCCGTTTACCGCAAACTACGTCGAAGATCTGGTAGATCAGACGGGCTCCTGCGTAGTATTTACGGATCACGTAGAAGCCTCGAAGGATCTCTTTCTCCGCCTCTCGAAAAAGTACCTCTGCAGAGTCATTACGGGAGAAACTCCAGTTAAGCTTAGGCAGCCTTACGTTAAGGAGTTTCAAGAGGGTAAAGTAAAAGTCCTCATCTGCTCGATCCAAGCCGCAGGAGTAGGCTTTACCATGACAAGGGCTCGGCATGTCGTTTTCAATGATATAGCTTGGACATCTGGGAAGATCCTTCAAGCCATTAAGAGGATCCATCGAATCGGACAGGCGAATCCCTGTACCTCTCACATTATCCTATCTAGTGAGATCTCCCGCTATATTTACAAGGCGGTAAAGAAGAAAGAGCTTGAATTAAAAAGAGTCTTATAGTTTTCTATTACTATGAGAGAATCCGTTTTCAATACCGAGGTAAAGAATTCCATTAAAGAATATGGGGGGTGGGCTTACAAGATCCCAGACTCTCCAGTGTCCCGCACTATGGGAGCTACTACGTTTACTCCGGAAAAGCCTTGTGATATTATTTTTGCCTATCGCTCGACCTTTAATAAAAAGGCTAAGCCCATCTGGGGCGGGATCGAGGGAAAGCAGATGAAAAAATTTGAGTCTTTCGGGATCATGGATATTAGAGCTAGTCAGATCCGGAATCTTACTGAGATGGATAAGCTCGGGGCTAAATGCTTCATCTTCCTTAATGTCAGGATAGCGAAGCTTCGCGGGAATAAGCATGAGAATCGTCTGATAATTTTCAAGTGGCCGGATATTACGAAGGTACTCCGATACGGCTGCATCGGTAAGGACGATATAGAACGAGCCCCCCATATCAAGGGTAAAAACGGGTTATTTGATCTTCGAGACTTTCTAGAGGAGCTATGCGAGTAGACTTTATAGCCGCTAGCTATATCTCATCTGCAGTAACGGGCTACAAGATAGGAGAAGAGAGACTAAACGGGTCTGGGGTCTCCGCTCTTATCTTCGGGCTCGTTACTTTTATTCTGGTATTTTTCGGATTTTATCTTTAAAAGGGAAAGGAGAAAATCTATCATGGCTAAAAAAGCAGCTAAAAAACCGGCTAAGAAAAAAGCAGCACCTAAGAAGTAATAAGTTTCTAGGGGCGGAGAGTAATTAAATAAAACTAAGCATTTTTCAATTACTTTTGAGACTCCGCTCCTAGATTATTCCGATAGAAGCATAGCTCGGGCTTATCGAGCAGAGATAGTCTTTTCTGTACTTGTAAGGCCTTACTCGGATACAGGCTCCCTTTTGGATCGCAGCCTCCAGAGTAGTTATCGTAGAATCCCCCGAGCCCGCCTCGATTACCCTAAACTTATCCAAGTGAAAGGCTACATGGGTTACTTCGGTTATGGACTTTCCGTAGAAGGCAAGAGCCCCCGCTTTAGGGTCTGAAGTAGGTAGAGCCCCCTTGCAGATAAAGTCTAGGAGACCCTGAGCGGAGTAGTCTTCTTTTCCTATGACTCCAGCCGAGCGGAGTAACTCGCAGACAAGCCCAGAGCAATCGAAGGAGCTTACTCCGGAGTTTCCTCCGAAGTGGTAAGGTTTCCCGATGTATTCAAGGGCTAAGTCAATGAGTAAATTCATGTCTTAGGACATCTCTTTTGACAGTCTATAAGCTCTACTTCTCGACGATCGCACTCCTTAACGTAGGCTTTAAGATCGGGGGTAAAGATCACGGAGCATGGATTCTTAGTCTGCTCGTTAGGCTTGCAGGCATTGAGCCCGATTACTTGGGGGTCGTAGTTAGTGTTAAAAAGGATTCCGTTCGAGTAGCACTCTTCAGAAGGGAGTCTCATCCCGTAATTTTTTACGGAGCCAATGCCCCCGCAGGCTACCAGAAAACCGCAGACGAATCCTATCGAAAGTCCATTTTTCATTTAAAGTACCTATCCACTAGATAAAGGACGATGAAAGGAGCCGAGAAAAGAAGTAGCACTATGCTTGTAGCTGCTACGGCTTCCCTCATTTAGGCGGCTCCATCTTATCAAAGTCCGAAAATTCTTTATCCCGATCCTTAGCCTGATCCGCTACCTTCTGCTCGGTAGGCTTAGTAAAAAGGCGATCCAGTACAGGGATCGCCTTAAAGAAAGCTACTAAAGCTTCGAGAATTGCTGTTAAGCTCATTTTTTCTGGAAAGGAGCGAATTTAACGATAAACTCGATAAACTTTTTACCGAAAGAATTTTTCTCGATCTTATCTAGGATCTCGTCATCCTTTTTAGTCGGAGTCATCGGGACGATGATCTGAGCTAGTACCATGAGGGAGCCTAGGACGATGAGGATCGAAGTCCCGATAGGGAATTTAGCTACCATAGTGTTAAGTAATTGTAGGATATAGTCTTCCATTTTATTTTTTCTCCTTTAAGTGTTCTATCTCTAGTCCATGCTTCTCGACCGTGAGCATAAGTCTAGATATTTGCTGAGATAAATTGTCGATTGAATCGGTTAGGGAGTCAAATTTTTTGGACGCTTCCTTAGCGAATTCTCCGAAGGAGTTTCTCTGGGCTTGGAATATGTAGACGCATAGTGCCCCGCATATTGACAATAGTCCCAGAAAAAAGGCTACGAAGATCTGAGTAAGCATCTCTGGGCTCATGACTTAATTGCTCCTATTTTCGAGATTACAGGCTCTACCGCAGTAGACGTAGTGCTGATTACGTGCTTCGTAGAAAGCTTCTGTCCGCTTAGACCATTCTGAGTATAGACTTCCCTCATCGAGCCAGTATTAAACGGGCGGTAGTTTCCCTGATTATATATCTTGGAGATAGTGCTATCCGGTAGAAGAGAGCCTCCTACCCAGATAGCGAGGTCTATAAAATTCATCCCGATAGCGGGCTCCGCCGGAGTATATGGGTCAGATCCCACCCCGAAATATTGAGAAGTCCCCGAGGTGCCTACCGTAGTAGATGCACTACCGAATAAAACCCCATCTAGATAGACCTTCTGGGATACTCCATTTACAATTGAAAAGAAAAGATGATGCCATCCTACAGACATAGTCGGGGAAGTAGCTAGGTAGTTTAAGCCCCCATTATATAGACCCCACTTTAGTACGGACTGACTAGGGCTAATATAGGAATTCCAGCCATAACCCCCGCTAGGGATATAGAAGTTAGCCATAACCCATCTCTGACTAGCACTAACCCCGTCAAAGTAAAACCATAGAGAGTACTGTACTTGCTCTCCGTTACCGTCGATCTGATTAGTAGCCGTAGGAGCAAGCCCCGCGAAGCCTGTCCCAGTTACTCCCATAGATGGGTATCCGTTTAGCTGCCTACCCTGTACCGTTAAACCTGTACCCGACGTAAAGTTAGAAAGATCTAGTCCACTATATCCGAATCTGTTCTTAAAAGCGTCCGCCTGAGTAAATCCGCCTAAAGAATAATAGCCCCAGAGGTTAGCTTTATTGGGGATAGTAAACGAGTTATCTAGAATCTGGATCCCGTTCGGAGCGGTATCAACCGAGAGAGCCGAATAGTTTTCGTTAGCTCCAAGAGCTACGAGACTCTGATAGCTAGTTACGTGCTTCTTAGAGATTACGTCGCCTACTGCGATCCCTGAGACAGGGAGAGTAAGTACCGTAGTACTTCCCGAATGAGTACTAGATGCGGTAAGGGTTTTCTCCGATACCCATTCATAGTGGACATCTCCCGAGGCAGAGTAAACGGGTCTATGTACTCGGACTACGTCTCCCGATGCCCAGTTAGCCGAAAGATCCGTCTCCTGAGTGATGTCTACAGTAGATCCGCCTACGGCTGTTACTTCTGCGGCGTACTGAGGAGAGCTAGAGTCTACGGCTACCTTAAGTCCCATAGCTAGCGACTCTCTCAAGATTCTAGAAGTCCTAACCTCTTGAGTTAAGGCAATTGCTCCAGACGTTAGAGCTGTATTCTTAGCTATGATTCCGTTACCTGTCTCTAGTGTACTTCTTTCAACCGAAGCCGATGCAGAGTTAGCAGCTCCTCCGATGTACGAAGCCGAGAGAGACTGTCCGCTCTTAAGCGGGATTCTGACATCGTAAAGACTTGAACCTATATCGAGTATTACCGCCTGCTTATTGCTCGAATCGTAGAGGGTTACTTCAGATCCGTTAAGTCCTAGCTTCTTAGGATTTTTTAGAGGAAACTGGATAGACCCGAGTCTGATCCCCGAGTAAGTCTGCCCCGCTGAGCTTGTCTCTACCCCCATCTCTGCAGGGTATTTACTAAGCTTCGAGGTATCCCAGCCGGTGCCTGTATCAGTGCCCGCGCTCGAAGTATCGAGCCTCATAAGATTGCTACCGACTTGGAGAGCTGATCCGTCCGCCTGAGTAGAGAGGCTGAATTTTCTATAGTTAGAAGTAGTATCCGCGTAAATTTTTACGTAGACCCCTACTAGGTTAGTGATGCTCGGTAACTCGATGTAGAAGGTTAGATCATGCTCAGCTAGTGAAAAGTCCTGAGAAGCTCTAGCGTATCTTGCCCCCGCCTCGACGTTACCCGTAGTCTTATCAAACTGGATAGAGTCCGCTGTAGAAAGTTTATAGGCTCCTCCGAGTGCGAGAGAAGTCCCCGCTCCGGTAGCAGTAAAGTTAGCAGTAGAGGTTATATCTTTATCAGCATCATCTAGATACTTCGGAGCCCACGCGATCTCTAGAGCAGTAGCAGAAGCCGCATGATCTTTAATCAATCTACCTACTACAGTCTCAGTAAAAGGCTGTACCATGCCGCTAATGCAGATAGAGTTATCTAGAGGCTCGGTAAAAATCCCGCTCTTTTCCATCTCTGCTTTCTGGAGGACGGCTTCCAAGCCGCTTGCTCCTGAAGAGGATCCCCCGCCTCCAGCCCCTAGGGACTTAAGCCATCGACCGGCTAAGCCGTCGTTAGCTACATCCGAAGGCCTTACTACTGTATCGTCATCACTGACAGCGGTAGAGGTCGAGCTATATTTATAGGTAAGGTCGAGATCGCTAACGATGATCTGCTGATTATCTACGCGATCCGCAGGAGCCCCCGTCTGGGTAATCAAGGCCTTAAGAGCAGGAATATCGTCTACGTTACCGCCTACCGCTTGCTTCGGTGTATAGGTAACATCTGCGTAACCCTTAGAGATGTTATCCTGATCCGTGGTAGGGTTTTCTGCAGTAGGGATGTTAGAAGTAGTTACCCCTGTTAAAAATTCGTAGAGCCTAGTAGACATTATAATCCCCTTTTACCATGAGCCCGAGTTATCCTCGGCTCCTTTATTGTCTGTTAACTGTAGTTTGACTTTACCGAGATTCTTTTCGGTGGAAGTTATGACGGCTTTTCGAGAGTGCGCAGTAGATCCGTTAAAAATAAAGCCGGTCTGGGCTACTCTTTCGATGTTTATTGTATCCCCTATTTTTGAATCAAAAAAGCGGTTTTTAGTGGTAAGACTAATCTCCCCCGCCTGATCTCCTAGAACGTAGGACAATCTGTCCGCTAGCTTCTTAGCATCTGCATCGAATACGTGTAAACTCTCGAAAGTTTTAGATTTATCGACCCCATGAAGGTAACGGGCTACATCGGATACGCTGCTTACGGTGCT